CAGCCTTAGAGTATTTGAGCGGATCACTTAGGGTTGCGTCAGGAGTGTTACTTCGTTCACCGAAGAAAAGGCAAAAAAATACCCAACAAAGATATATATCTGAAGTACAACTATCTAAGATGATTCAAGAACGTCTGGCTCGTACAATGGAGCGTGCAGGTATTCCTAACCCTCCTGATCTAAAGTATAGATCTGGTCGTTTTGCTTCAACGGTAAGAGCAATTCCAAATTATAGAAAAAGTATTATTACATATTTTTTAAATCCGATATATACTTCACTTGAGAGTTACGGATATAATCCTGGTAGGCAGGTGGAAGTTGCTACTCGCGAGGTAGTACAGGCCTTATTTAAACAAAGATTCAATATTTTGAGAGGTAACTAATGTCATCCAGGCGAGGAAATATAGTAGATTTTTTAGTTACTAGCTTAAAGAATATTAATGGTAGTACGTCTACCTATAACAATGCTTATACGTATAATAATAATTTATTTGATAATGTTTATCGCAAGTTAAAATTTTTAGATGAGGTAAATGACTTTCCAGCACTTTACTTATCTGCTGGAACCGAAAATAGAAACTTTAATTCTTTAAGTTTGACGGTAGCAACATTAGACGTTACTATAAGAGCATACGTATATGGAGAAGATAATTCTCAGAGCCTTGCAGATGACATGATACAAGATATAGAACATGTTATCTACTCGTTAGGCGATAATCCTGATAAAGGAATATTAGATATAACTATAGATAGTATTTCGACAGATGAAGGATTAGCTGCTCCTTACGGAATAGCCGAGGTAGAATTAACCGTAGTCTATAGACTAGAAAATTAATAAGGAGAAAATAAGATGGCATCTCTAAACCTACAGAGAAACTCCGAGGTGTTTTTGTCAACCGTTGACTTGATTAACGGTGCTGCAGTCACTTCAATGACTCCAACTAACACATGGAAACTTGAAGTTCTCGCTGGATTCGCGGTAACTTCATCATCTGCGACTCAGGATATTACTTCACTGGAATCAGGAACTAGTCCTGATCGTTCGCAACAAAGATTTAATACAGCTATTAACCCTGTAGACTGGAACTTCCAAGTCTATTTACGTCCTACTGACGTAAACACAGGAGCAGCTGGTAATACAACTACAGCCCTTACTAACGCCACAGGTAACGTAAAACCTGTTGCTGATTGGTTTATGTGGCAATCACTAGTTTCAAGCACTAAAGTAGCTGACGGAACTGAAGAAAATTCTGTTTGGGAAACCGGCGGAAAGCTACAGACTAAAACTACTTCAGCTGGTACAGGTTCACACGCGTCAACCTCTAACTTCTCAACTGCTACTGAAAACCATATGTATTTTAAACTTGATAACGTTATTTATCAGGTATCTAATGCTACTGTTAATGGTGCAACTGTTGATGCTGGTATCGAAGAAATCGCTACGACAACATGGACAGGCTTTGGTACTACTATGAAAGAACTTACTGGAACAGTTCGCAATAATGCTGTTTCAGTGTTTGGTGGGATTAAAAATGATGGCTCAAGTGTCACAGCCAACTCAAATGTTCATACACTTGACCATACTGCTGTAGCTGAAGCATCCTACCATCCATTTGGACAAATGAACGTTGCAGGAGCTATCGGAACTAATTCATTCATCAAGAATCGTTTGAGTGCTATTGAGTTCCATCATAAAGCAACTGCTACTGCGTCAGATGAGAAGTTTACCTTCCCAGTTACATCGCTATCATTTGATTACAATAACAACATTACTTACTTGACACCTGAAGAACTTTCAGCTCTAAACGAGCCGATTGGTCAGTTTACAGGAACTCGCGCAGTCACAGGTTCAGCTACTATGTATCTCCGTAGCGGAGACCTTGAATCAGCTGGGTTCTTACGTAACATTTCAGAAGATTCACGTACTTCTTCTGCTCAGACATCAAACGCTAATTTGATTGTCGGAGGAGCTACTGCTCCTTATGTTGCTTTCCAACTTGACGCAGTTCAATTTGAATTCCCATCTATCGCTACTGAAGATGTGATTTCTATGACTGTTAACTTCGTTGCTCAAGAAACCACCGCCAATAAAGGTGATGGTGGAGAAGTAACTATCTTTGCTAAGAAAGCTTAGTAACTAATGTTTCTGAGGGGGAACATTAACTTTTTAACCAGAAGAATGCCCACTACTTGCGATTCAAGGTCCCCCCTCACCTTAGAGAAGCAGATCCGTAGTGGGCATTCGTTTATCCTAGAGGGGAAAACATGAGTAAAATTTCAAAACTAATTGCCAAAGAGACAACAGCTTGGGTAGAATTTCCAGACATTGACGGGTTTGAAGTAAATCTTCGCTTTTTATCACGCGAAGATCTAATGAAAGTTCGTAGTCAAGCTCTTACCTTTAAATTTAATAAACGTACTCGTCAACGAGAAGAAGAAGTTGATAACGAGCGTTTTCTTGAAGGCTATAGTGAAAAAGCTATTGCAGGATGGAAAGGTCTTAAAGCTAAACATCTTCCGGTTCTTTTACCTGTTGACATTTCTGCAATGGACGCTAACGAAGAAATCGAATATAGTAGTGAAGATGCAATTGAGCTACTAAAAAATTCAACTATTTTTGATCAATTTGTTACCGACTGTATGAATGACTTTGAGCAATTCTCTAAGAAAAAAGCCGAGGACAACTCAAAAAACTAATAGACTACCTTCGCAATAGTTTTTTTGGCGGAGGTATGAGTCAAGATCAGTACATTGATATGTGTGAGCAGATGGGTTGGGAAATTAATGAAAACGATATTCCTAAAGATCCTTCTGTTTTCGCACCTGAAGTTCAACAAGCTCTTATGCTATTAAACATTCTTCCTGATAAGTGGGAGGGAAATAGTGGAACTTGGTTAGGTAAAGACTACGCAGGTTTAGAAGCTATAATGAATATTTATGAGATTATAGACCGTAGACTTGTGTTTGATTTATTTCAAGTAGGAGAGAGTGAACTTGGTAAGTATTACGCTCAAAAGCAAAAAGAAAGAGATTCGCTAGCAAAAGCGGCACGAGGACGATAAGTGGCTGGTCAAAGAATTAAAAATATTATTGAAACCCAATTTACCGAAAAAGGTGCAAAAAAGGTTGCACAAAGCACGGGGCAAGTTGGGCGAGCTCAGACCCGTCTAGGACAAGCTTCTGCTTCTGCAGGTCGTGCTTTTGCTGCCCAAGCTAATGGGTTAGGTGGTTTAGTATCGGCATATGCGGGTGCAGCAGCTACTGTTTTTGCTATCACAGCAGCCTTCCAAGCACTTAACCAAGCTGCTCAAACTGCCCAGGTTGTTGAAGGACTAAACGCACTTGCCACAACTGTAGGGACCACGGGTTCAGAAATTCTAAAACGTTCTCAAGAAGTTACCAGAGGGTTAGTCTCTATCAGAGAGACGGCTGAGAGTGTCAACATCGGCTTATCTGCTGGTTTTAATCAAGATCAAATACTTGAACTACAAAAAGTTTCCCTTGGAGCTTCCAGAGCACTTGGAAGAACTCTTACCGATGCATTAACACGTGTTACTCGCGGCGCTGCAAAACTTGAGCCAGAATTGTTGGATGAATTAGGTATATTTGTTAAGATTGATCCTGCTGTAGAATCCTACGCAGCAAAACTTAACAAAACAGCTACAAGCTTGACCGATTTTGAGCGTAGGCAGGCTTTTGTGAATGCGATTATTGATCAAGGTACAGCAAAATTTTCTATAATTGATACGACTTCTGGTAACGCTCTTGAATCGTTACAAAGATTAGCAACAGTAATTGTTGATCTAGGTGCTAAGGTCGGGGGAGCTCTTGCTAATTCTATAACACCGTTTGCTGACTACATATCAGGTGATTTAGGTAATACTTTAGCTGTTTTTGGTATTCTTGCAAGAACTGTTTTTGGAAGTGCTCTAGGAGTAGCTATTGGAGGTATTAAAGGCGCCACTGAATCCGCACAAGGACTAGCTAATGCCTTGGGGGAACGAGCACTAGGAGGAAATGCTGAGAAGCAAGGCATAGCGTTTGGTAAACTAGCTCTTGCTACAGAAAAATTAGATTTAAGATATATCACAGGAAGTAGATCAGCAGCTAAATACACAAAAGAGTTGATTAGACAAGCTAGAGAAGGAACTTTAGCAGTTCAAGACTTGTCTCGCCTTCAATCAAGACTAATAAAATTAAGAGATGAAACTAAAAAAGGTACTGATAGATATCTTGAGTATGATGCAGCTCTGAAAAAAGTACGAAGAGCTCAAGCTGCTACAGGTAAAACTAGCTTACTACTAGCTAACGGTTTGAGTAGGGCGTCAAAAGTATTTGGCTTAGTAGGTGTAGGTATTGCCTCTGTTTTACGTGGTATTACTTCTTTTATTACTGCTATATCTGTAGCACGACTTGTATTAAAACCTTTTACTGATGCTCTTGGAATTACTGATGAGATTGACGATTTTGTAAAAACTATGTTTAATTTAAGTTTACGACTGTTTGGAGTAGATGACGCTTCCAGAGCAGCAAAAAAAGGTTTTGACGGTCTTGCCTCTTCTTTACTAAGTGCTAATGAAATTTTTCAAAGTCTACCTGATAAAATACTTGTAACTAAAAATGCTTTGTTTGGACTAACCACTCTTACTAAAGAATTAACTAAGCAAGACTTGGCCAAAGAGTTCTCAGACCTATTAGAAAACCTCGGTGACCCAGATGCAATTGATGATTTTAGAGATAAATTCAAAGGATTAACTTTTGAAGCAAAACAAGCATTAGAAGCGATTGTAAATGAAGCTTTACGTTTTCAGGAAGTTTTCCCTAGAAGTTCAAAATTAGTTTCTGCTAGTCTAGGAGAAGTGAATAGACAAACAGGAGTAGCAGTAAAGTCGTTAGCAGACTATTTATTTGTCCAAGAAGAAATTGCTAGACAAGGACTAGGAATGGCCTTTCAAGGTGCTGCTGGTCTTGACGGTGGTAATGTAGTTCAATTTAACCTTGCATTAGCAGAGACTGGTAAAATTCTATCATTTCAAACTGGAGACACTGAACGAATTAATGATCTTATAAAGGAAGGCAATCTCGCTGAAGCAGAGCGTCTCACGATTGGTGCAGGTATTTTAGGTTTCCTATCTCAAGAAGCTAAGTTTAGAGCAGATCTTGAGGAGGGAAATTTAAATGCAGAACAGTTGAAAAAAACTGAGTCAGCTCTTCAAGCAACTTTAAACAATCTCTTAGAAAGAGCTAAAAAACTTGGTGATGGGATTCTAGAGACACAAATTAGAAATGTAGCAGCAAGTCAAAATCGACTTACAGCAGAAACTGAGATACAAACACAACAAGATTTATTTAATAAACGTATAAGAAAAGATTTTTCTGCACAACTGGCACAGGCGGGTAAGCTTAATGGGTTAGCTAGCGTTAAATTACAATTAGCTACAAGTCAATCAGAGATTAATAGAAATCAATTAGATCAAATTTCAGCTATTTTAAAGGCCGATAAAAATACTACTAAAGAAAAAACTCTTCAAGAGACTGTTTCTAAGGTTGCTGCAGGACTAGTATCTAAGCAGCTACAAGACATTAGAAAAATTAGAGAAGAAGAAGAAAAACGTCTTAACACCTTACGAAAGCAGCTAACAGTTTTAGAAAAACAAAGCACTGTTAAAGATAGCCAAAGGGATCTTAAAGCTTTACAAGAGCAAAATTCCATTGCGCAGAAACAAGCTTCTAGCGCAGAGCAGTTGCGTAAAGCAGAAGTAGATCTTAATAAAATTAAGCGCCAAGAGACAATAAAGGCTCTTGAAGATCAAGCAGATTTACAAAAATCTCTTTTAGATAAGCGTTCAGGATTATTTTCTGAACAACAACTTCAACAATTAAAAATTGAAATAGATGAAAAAACTTTAGCAGCTTTACGTGCTGAGACTGCAAAACAAATTACTGAACGTAGAAACGATTTAGCAAAAGAGATTGAACTTATTGACGATAAGGCCAAAGCGGATATAATTGTTTTAAATCTCCAAAGAGATATTGCGGAACAACAAGCAGCATTAGAACTTGAAAAAATTAAACAAGACGGTATAAAATTTGATCTTGAACAAAAGCTCCGTGATCAGAGAGTAAAAGAATTAGAAGTACAATCTAACATATTCAAAGACTTTATAGGTGATTTTGCAAGGTTGTTAGCAGGTCTTTCGGCGGATATTAGGATTGCGACCGATCCATTAATTAAAAAGCAAATAGAGGGTGGAGCTAGTATTGATAATATACGCGAGGGACTTGTTGATGCCGGTATAGAAACTGTAACTCCTCAATTAAGTAAGGGGTTAGATACTTCTATACTCAAAAAGCAGCAAGATGATATAAAAGCTGCTTTCGATAAAATTACAGATTTACGCATTGCAGAAATTGCTAAAGAAGAACGTGCCACCGAAGAGTCAATCGATAGAAGAATAGATGCAGTTAGAGAGCAAGCCGATGCTGAATCTAAGATTAAAGCTCTTGTTGCTGAGAAAGATATTCTAAGTTTACTATCAACTGTCTCAGCTCGTGAGCGTGTGATTGCTAAGGCTAAGGATATGAATGCTTCTCTAAGCACAATGGAAGTTTTACAAATTTCTGTAGCATCAAATCTTAGACAAGGCTTAACAGGCGCCTTTGAAAATCTTAATCAGCAATTAATTGAGGGTACGCTCACAATGGATTCAATCGGTAACACTTTTAGAGATATGCTTGGTGGGATGATGAAAGCTATTCAGCAAGAAGTTTTCGCTACTACTATTGCTAAACCTGTAGCTGCTGGTATATCTGGCTTCATAGGAAGTCTATTCGCAGGTGGTGGACCCGTCCACATGGCTGGCGGGGGTGTAATGAGACGCGACCGAGTACACGCAATGCTAGAGCCTGGCGAGTTTGTTATGCGTAAAGAAGCTGTTAAGCGCATTGGTATGGACCAACTTCAAATGATGAACTCTGCTATTCCAGGCGGTAAGATGGAGATGATTAAGGGTCAACCTCATATGCAAGCATACATCACTCCTGGTGAAGCCTCTATCCTTAAAAAACTAGGCGGAAGTGGTGAGACGTACAAAGGATTACCTGCATTTGCTGACACTGGTGGAGATGTTGACAGTGTAGGCCATGGAATGAACGAGGGTCAAACTTCAGGTAATCCCGGAGGTGGTACTTCAAACATGGGCGGCCCAGGTCCTAATAACCCTGGTTTTGGTCAGCTTGGTGCAGATAAGTCTCCGAGCGCTCCTGGAGGATCACATTCCGCACAAAGTGATGGAATGGTTGCAGCAGCTCGTGGATTCATGGCCAGAGGCTTTACAAACAACCAAACAATTGCTGGATTGGTTGGTATGAATTTAGGTCTTGATAGGAATTCGATAGATAAAGATACTATTGAAACTGATATGAGAGATACAGAGCGAGCTGCTAATGATGCAAAAGGCAAGGGTAAGGGTGATAGTTTCGTGGGGAGAGCTATTGCAACTGCTATTGATGCCCTAGTAGGATCTGTGCCTGGCGTAGGAGGGCTACACGCAGCACAAGGGTTTGTATCAGGAAATACTATTGGTAGGGGTATAACAGGGCACGAACCTTTTGGTGCTAGGGGATTGGTTGACTCAATTAGTGGTATGTTTGGTGATAATCCAAGTGATAGCGCTAGCGACGAAGAGATGGCTTCTGGTGGTATCGTTCGTATGGCCCAAGGCGGTCGCGTTAATCAAATGAGAGACCGCGTACCTGCACTTCTTGAGCCTGGCGAATTCGTCATTCGCAAACCAATGGCTAAAGCTATTGGTGGAAAGGCACTTGGAGCAATGAATGCAACTGGAAGCGTGTCACCTGGTAACGTTTCTGTTAATATTAACAATCAAGGTTCACCTAAAGGAGCTACTGTTTCAGCCCCTCGTATGAATGGTGATAAAATGATTATTGATGTTATAACTCGTGATCTTCGTAACAACGGTTCTATAAGAAAATCTCTAAGAGGTGGTAATTACTAATGGCAACTTTTCCTGATGATGCAACAGCCCCTATTACAGCGTATCCCGTAACTGCGACTGTAACGTACAGTTCTACAGCTGCTCAAACATATTTTAATTTACCTGCGACAGTTTCGTTTGCAGGGGAAGTAGCTGCTTTTTCTGACGGAGTATTACAAGCAACTGACTCTTACGCTTTATCAAACGCAGGACAAAGCATATCATTTGCCCTGGCACCTAGCGCTTCTAACTTAACTCTTCAAACAGTATCAATTCCTGCAAAATTTAGAACTACCCGTTCAACTTTTACTACTCTTGCTGTTGAATATAGTAATACTTCTACTCAGATTATTGATTCAAATACCTACCTAATCAATGCTAACACTGAATCTTTTGCACTACCCGCTGGTGCTAACACTGATTCTGTAGCAGAATTACAAGTATATGTATCTGGTATTTACCAAGCACCTACTGCCTATACGTACCCTTCAACTGTTCTAGGATATAATGGAATTGATATAGGTGATAATACTGCTACTAAACTACTTTTAAACTTTGTTAGTAATCTTACTGACGAAAGTCCATACGCAAAAACAGTTACTTCAAGAGGAACGACCGCGTATTCATCTAATACACTTACTTTTTCTGGTACTAACTCATTAGAAATTCCTTCTCATCAAGATTATGATATACACATTGGTGACTTTACTGTAGATACCCACTTCAGCTTAGATGCAGGAGCAAAAATGGGATCTAACCAAACATTAATGGCAAGATATCAAGATGCAGATGATTACTATTTCTTAAGAGTAGTAGGCTCTAACTCTAATGTTGGTTTTGTATCAAGTGTAGGTGGTAGTATAACTGAGTTGTATGGAGGTAATGTCAATGCTGCTACATCTTATCACGTAGCCTTGTCCTATGAAAGAACCACTGAAAACCTTCGTTTGTATGTCAATAATGTATTAGTAGATCATGGAAACTTCGTAAGAGGTTCAACAGCTTCAGGACCTCTTCAACTTGGTAATGCAAATGTTGTAGGCGAGATGGTTGACGGTTCGATGAGTTTCTTCAGATACGCAGCAGCTCCAAGATACAAAACAGCTAGTATTCAACCAATTGCTTCACCTTTTGGTCAGCACGATCGGATGACTGTTATATCGGGAGCTCCTCTAGGGGCAATCAATTCCGCTGACCAGCTTTCTGTAAGAGTGTATGATTCTACCACCGAGACCATTGATAGATTTACTTCTATGTCAGATCGTAAACCTGATAAAGGTATCGGTTCTACTAGAGAGTTTGGTACAGTAAAGTTCATGTCACAGGCTGGTTATGAAAAAAGAAGACTTAAATCAAGAAGATCAAAAAGAGCATATGACCTTACCTATTCGACCGTTACGGGAGTCGAGAAAACAGCTATTGAAAACTTTTATGTAGCAAGAAGCGGAGAGTTTGAGTCTTTTAGTTTTGATTTATCTCATATTAACGAGACCGGTACTATAACTGTAAGATTTGATGGACCTCTAACTGTTGAACAAACATACTCAAACGGTAACAGATTAATTGATAATTTTTATAGCGTGTCATTCAAGCTACAAGAGGTATTTGATTAATGAGCGCTAGGTCTTATGATGTAATTTTAACTGTAAACAGTGTAACTAATTTTGAATCTAAAAATGTAGTTATAGGCGTAACTACAGGCACTACAGGAGTTATTGCAAACGTTGATGCGTCAACTAATACTCTTAAAGTAAAATTAAATAATGTGTTACAAGAGTTTAAATCAAGTGAGACTATACGATCTAATATTATAACTTTATCTACCTCAGCTAATGGCGCCTTAAATACCACTTCTTTACCTTTTCAATCAAACACAATGTCAGGTAATACAACTACTGCTACAGCTACTATTTCTGCTATAGCACCTAGTAATTTCAAAGCAGCAAAAAACGCTTTCGCACAGAATCCAATAGTTAGGTTATATACGTTGTATTACCCAGGTGAATGGTATCCTCCAAATGCGGCGGGCAATCCCACCGGTCAGGGAGAGGGCAGGGCGTGGCCAAACAATTTTCCACTTAGATTTGCTGAAGTAGTAGGTGATTTAACATCTGATATTTTATATAACGTATCATATAATTCTTTGTCGTATATTCCTTTCCCTGTCAATATGTCAACACTCGCACAAGGTACTGAGGGCAAAATTGACGAACTTACTTTAGATATTTTTAATGTAGACAATATCATAACCTCTGTTGTAGAAGACCCTTTTTTAGCAGGTAATAACATATCTAATTCAGTTGTTGCTACTGTTAATGGAGAAGCAGTTCATGGGATTGATCCTAGAACTTTAAATGCTAATCCAGCAGATGTAGGATCAGTAGGTGATGAAGCTTTTGATACTCTTACGAGAGCAAGAGCTAACGGTCTAGCGTACAGTGCTTCAATTGAAGGAGTATATGGTAAAGCTAATGCTTCTTTTGATAGAGATCAAACTCTTTCTGTAGGAGGAGAGTGGGTTGAGCAGAAACTTGATACTAGAGATTTACTTGGCGGGGTAGTTGAGATTAAAACTACATTTGCTAATTTTTTAGATTATTGGCCTGAGTACAGTAAAATTGAAAGTGTTAGATCAAATGTTATTGAAGTTTACAATGCACTGCCCTATAGAATAGGTGATAATGTGTTTGCTCAAGAGGGCACGCTTGAGGCTACAATTCAATCTATTGAGGATAATGCACTCATCTATTTATCAAACGAGTTAGAAAGTACTACTAGTGTTGGTTCTGCATTATATATTGTAAATAATGAAAAAGATGGCGAATCTTATATAGAGGATACCTTTAAAATAGATCAATTAGAAGGACTGAGTGAATCTGTAGCATCATTTAACTTAATTTCTTGGTTACAATACTTTAAATTACAAACTCCTAAGAGAAAATTTTATAAAAATACGTGTCAATGGACGTATAAAGGAGAAGAGTGTCAGTATCCTGGCCCGGGCGGTTTAGCTATCCCTGGCACAAGTCTTACCTCTAATTCTAACCCCATTGCAGCTAATAACCAGACCGCCTCTAGCGCCTCTGGCGATGTTTGCGGTAAGTCTATAATATCTTGCCAAATTAGAAATAATCAACAACATTTTGGCGGCTTCCCTGCAACAGGCAGAACTGTTCCAATTCAATAGAGAGTGATTTGACCAAAAATCAAAAAATTAAAGGCTGTATACTTCCTTGGATGCATCTATTTGGCGCTATAAGTGGAGAGTATAGAGCATGCTGTCATGTGGAATTTTTAGATGACGAATCAACCGTATTAGGCAATCATAAGCAAACTTTAGATGAAGTCTGGAACGGAGAATCTTATCGCAACATCAGACAGCGATTTTTAAAAGGAGATATCCCGGACGGCTGTAAGAAAGTATGTTATGATAGAGAAGTTCATGGAGATAGTATTAGCAATAGGCAACAAGTTAATAAGAGATTTAAGAAAAAAGCTTACTTACAAGATTTAACCAACGACGACGGTAGCCTGCCTAATAAACCCTCTTATTTAGATTTACGTTTTGGCAATCTGTGTAATTTTAAATGCAGAACCTGCGGTCCTAATGCTTCGACAAGTTGGTACACAGACTGGCCGGATAACAAACTAAGTTCTGTAGTAGACTATTATTCTGATAACGAAGCTGTTTGGTCTAGCTTCCCAGAATATTTATCTGAGTTAGAAGATGTTTATTTTGCTGGAGGAGAACCTTTTGTACAAGAAGGTCATTATAAATTACTGTTTAAATTGATAGAACTAGATTATGCTAAAAATATTAATCTTCAATATAATACTAACCTAAGTTATACCAAGTTTAAGAAGTATGATCTTGAAGATATATGGAGTAATTTTAAGTCTGTAGATCTTTGGCCTAGTATAGATGGTTTCGGTACTAGGGCAGAATATACTCGAAAGGGATTATCTTGGAAAACTTTTGAAGCAAACGCGCTTTATTTTAAGAAACACATTTCAACATTTAGTTGTGTAATTAGTTTGTATAGTATTACTTCAATGCCTGATTTAATTCTTTGGTGTAAGAAGAACGGATTCAATTATTATGGTAATATACTTAATGGCCCAGAAAGGGTTAATCTCAAGTGTTTACCTAAAGACTGTAAAAAACAAATAGTTGAACTTTATAAACGTTTTGTCATAAAAAACAAAAATATACTATCTCCTCATGATTTATCTCAGATAAAGAGTTGGCTGTCTTATATGAATGGGGGAGATCTTTCTGCACTACTCCCAGAATTCAAACGTGAACAAACACGTTTAGACTTATTACGTAATGAGTCCTTTGAATCGATCTATCCAGAATATGCTTCATGGTACAAAAATATTTAAGTTTAAGACATGAGTACGGTAATGTAGACTGTATCAGGCTAATTAAAAATTTCTATAACCAAGAGTTAGATTTAGACTTTCCTCTTCCAGATTATCCTCCCTCAAGAAAATGGTTAAAGCTATACTCAACAGACTTTGTAGATAGTTGGGCAGAATCCTGCTTTAGAAAAGTTAATTTGACGGATGCTCAAAACTATGATGTAATAACCTTTAAGTCTAATAAAACTAATTTGATTATTCATTTTGGTTTATTCTTGCAACCAACAAAAATGCTTCACATTGAGGAGGGGGGTTTCTCATGTATACAAACAATATCACCAGAATGGTGGCAATGTATACACTCATTCTATCGACATGACAAAATGGTATGATAACTACGTAGGATTTCCTTTTAAACATTTAGGAGATGATCCTACTAAAGGTATTGATTGCGTTAATCTATTGCGCTTAGTATTTAAACAAGAGTTGCAAATTCATGTCCCTCTTGCGTCTTATGATTTTTGCAATATAGTAGACGAAGACTGGTTTAATAAAACAAGCGATCAGTTTTTTGAAGAAGGCATTAAGACTAAACAAGATAATTTTGGATGGAATAAAGTTTTAATACCCAAACAATTTGATATATTATTAATGAGTGTCGGAAGCACCAATGTTACTAATCATTGCGCTATGTATGTAGGCGAAGGTAAAATTTTACAAACTATGTTTAATCGTGATAGCGCTGTATACCCGTACAAAACATGGTTTAAACAATATACTACAGGAATTTACAGATGGAAAGATTTGCCAAGCTAAAAGAAGACATGAACAATCATGCTTTAAGAGACTACCCAAACGAGGCAGTTGGTATTATTACAAAAGATTTTAAATATGTTCCTTGCCAAAATATCAGTGACTATCCGAAAACAACTTTCTGGTTAGACCCTAAAGACTTGATAAAACATGATGAAAATATCTGGGGCATATTTCACTCTCATCCAGGCGATGAAAATCCAATTCCAAGTAAGGATGATAAAATTGGAGCAGCTTTTCAAGAGTACAAATTTTTAGTTGGTTTCAATAATAAATTTTACATATACTGGTATAATGATCGTATAGACGCGCTTATGTTTGATAAGCTGGAGGAGAAACACTTTGTTAAGTAAGATTATTGTTCATTCTGCTTATAGCAAGCTTTTTACACAAAAGGTTTATGAAGTTGATGTCGTAAGATATGCTGATGTACTAGTATATCTAACTTCTATGCACACAAAATTTCGTAACTATGTAAAAAGTGTTGATAATGGTTTGATTGATGAAACTTATTGTCTACTTAATAAAGATAAAGAAATTATTACTCAAGACGACTTATTCATTAGACGAGTAAAAGAAGATGACTGTTTTTACGTTGTACCTAATTTTATGGGTGGTGGCGGAAAAAATACTAAATTCCTTATAATGGCCGCTATGCTAGCAGTTGCGACAGGTCCTGCAGGTATGGGTATGTGGGGCTCTGGGGCAGGAGGAGCGGCAGCAGCAGCTGGAGGTGCAGGTGCCATGTCTTCAGGTGCAGGTATTGCTCCTCATGTTGCAGGAGAGATTGGTGCATCTCAACTTGGTGCGGCAGGAGGCTTTAGTTTAGGTTC